GCACACAACAACAAGTTGCAGTAAGTCGTCTACAGCCTTTCACATATGACGTAGACCCTGTATTTGAGCAGTGGCTTCAGATCAATGGTCAGGACCGTCTAGACCGCCGCTATGGTGATTATTTTAGCAAAGTCCAGCCTTATCAGCACCATAGTGGGAGTCTTCAACGCGGCGCTTACATGTATTCATTTGCTTTGCGTCCCGAGGAGCACCAGCCCAGTGGCACATGTAACTTCTCACGCATTGATACGGCCACAATTGTGATGAATATGGCGGGCGACAACACATTTGGTCCGAGTGCGACAGATGCTGGTGACTGGAACGTCCGTGTATATGCCGTCAACTACAATGTTCTCCGCGTGATGTCTGGCATGGGCGGTCTGGCATACAGCAACTAATTTTCTGCGTTAAAAAGAAATGACTCTTCTTGTTTTTAGCATTGTCCTCATTCTTCTTGGTATGTATGTTCTGCCTCAGTATGCCCCAATGTGGTCAACTCCTGTGACCTATGGAGGCTATGCTGGATTATTGTTTTCATTTTTGTTAACAATGAGTCAAACATCTCATAGATTATCCTTTAGGAGACGCAGATAACTACCAACTCATGAGGATATCATCCATTCTACACTGACCATCTTTTTCATCTTTCTTGGTCTGTTGGTCTACCAAGGCATTAGCATGGGCTAACTCAGAATCAAACAAATCATGTTCTTCGTGTCCTTCAGGCATACGAGATTCATCAATCAGAATATCAACAAATCCAGTTCCACAAGGAGGCTTCTGACCAAACATAATGTTTGCTGAGACACCTCGCATAGAGTCAAACTCACCTGATACAGCCGCATCAAACAAAACCTTAGACGTCATTTCAAATGATGATTTAGCAAGAACACCATTCTCCAACTTGTTCATACCGAAACGGTCAATCGCAATTAGGTAACCGTGATAGGTCATCGCATCAACTAACAAGCAAGGGTGACGGTAATTTACTGAGTCTGCTCCAAACACATCCATCATTTCTTCATACAAAGCCATACGTGCTGCTTCAATTCCAAACACGTCCAGAATCTCATGGATATCGTTTGAGAAACTCCGAGTTGGGTCAACGTTGGGGAATACAAACAAGTCAAGCAAGTTGGTTCCTTCTGAGTCAAGAACCCATTGATTATTCTGAACATATCCAGCAACACGTTCATCAAATACAATCTCATCCTTCTTTTCGCGAGGGAATACACGACCAATTCCATCAATGCCAGTCAGTGTTGTATCCAGCAACTTATCTTCAATAAATCGAAGAGACAAAGCATTCTTTACGACATCAGTGCCAAACGTAATACGCATAACAAGTTTGTCGCTTGTATTGGTATCGGGATGGATACAATCAAATACACGAAGAACCTTGTTGCCTTCAATCTTCATTCGGATTTTGGTCATATCCAGAATGTTTCTCAGAAGCATCTGAGTCGGGTCAAGTTCCAACCGAATAATCCACGGAGATACACAATTCTGTCCATGGCTTAAACTGAACTTCTCATATGATAACAGAATCTCGCGGTCTTCTTGAACAAGAGTGTTTGAAGACATAGGATTGGGGTCATAATAGATACGAACAGACTTGGTGATATCACGAAGAGTTGTTTTCTGAATTTCTTTCATGCTTGAAATAGCGCCTTGATGGTCGGACATGTTAGGCATTAGATAGATGATGTTTGAAGGATTTTTAGGATTCTGAGAAACGCTGAGAAGTTCTTGGATACGAGGAACACCTTGCGTGGCATTTGCTTTGGCTGTTCCTGCTTGGTGGAAAGTATTCAGCGTGAGCTGAGTCGTAGGCTCACCAATAGATTGAGCAGCAAGAGGACCAACCATTTCACCCGGATGTACAAGTGCCTTCTTGTATTTGAACTTGATATCGCGAATCAGTTCATCGAATAATGCAACTGTAAACCTATTCACAATGATAGACTTTTTAGGAGCAAGATTGTATCGAAGCAAGCAATGGAATAGATAGTTATCTGCCATATAGGGAGTCTTACATAGCCTATCAAGTTCATCAACGACATAACTAGGCGTCAAGTCAGTCTTTACAAGATAGGGGTTGCGATACTTATCTACAAGGCGACCCAAATGAACAGGTGCCCGAACTTCTGACTTCTTAACAAATCGGAGAACACGCTTTACAAACATTTCACGGTCGTTCAAGATTTGGTCAACCATATCGTTTGGAGAATCAGCCGTATCAGGAGAAACAGCCTTAAAGTCTTCCTTTGTGGCAGCAAACATAGAATAGACTTGTTCCATAGTCAATAAGCCAAGTTCACACTCTTGCTTTTCAATCCCAGTAGCATCAATACCATCCTCACCATAAAGGAACTGAACAATGGAGCCATTGATGTCACGCACAGTGCTATCCTGTTCTACGTGGATATCTTCCATCAGTTTTACAAGTCGGCGCTGAATATAGCCAGTGTCTGAAGTCTTTACGGCAGTATCAATCAGACCTTCGCGGCCACCCATAGCGTGGAAGAAGAACTCAGCAGGACGAATGCCAGAAATGAATGAGTTCTCAACAAACCCACGAGATTCTAGGCCATCATCATATTTTGCGAAATGAGGAAGTGTGCGGCTATCCATAGTATACTTGATACGTTTACCATCAACGTTCTGTTGACCAAGTGTGGCAATCATTTGCATTAGATTTGGGTCAGCTGCTCCTTTAGAACCAGCGCCCTTATCTGACATGATAATCATGCGATTTGTGGGTGGAAGATTGTCTACAATGACTGTATTTACTTTGCTGTTCATCTCGCCAATTGCTGCTTTGATGTTGTTCTCAAGTTCTTCGCCATCCGCACGGCCGCTCAAATTCAGGAAGCGACCAGCATGAACACTTGATAGAACATCACCTATCTTGCGTTTGCCATCCACCAATGCCGCATCAATTGCTTCATATACGGCTATGGTGGTAATCAAGTCTGAAGGACCCGTAGAGAACCCAGCAAGCATATTGTATTTGGTTACAATGTTCTGAAGCGAGTTGATGAAATCACCGCAACGTTCGGGTCCAAACTCATTATAGATTGTGTGAACAATGCCTTTGGATGCTCCTTTGAGTGAGCGATCATTTAGAACGCCCTTTACAATCTTGCCATTCTCGATTTGAACACTGCCATTTGAGTTCATCAAAGGAAGGGAATAGGATACTACGTCGGTGCCGGACATAGGCAAATCCATGCGCTTAAATCCAGAAATGGAACGCTTAGTTCTGGCTAAGATGTTCATAGCAATGTGTTCTGGGATTGTTACGTTGGGTTGAGAGATTCGGTAAGCGCCAGTCAGTGTATCTTGGAATACGGAGATGATTGGTTGGCAAGTACGAGGAGATACAATTTGCCGAAGCAAAGTAGCAATCACCCTTAGTTCGGTTGCGGCGGCGATGCTTTGAGGAACGTGCATGTTCATTTCATCACCATCAAAATCAGCATTGTATGGCTTAGTTGCTGATACGTTGAGGCGGAAGGTTGAGTGAGGCAGAACACGAACTCTGTGACACATCATAGAAGCCTTGTGAAGGGATGGTTGGCGATTGAATAGCACAACATCACCATCTACAAGATGACGATGAACAACATCACCTTCTTGGATATCAATATCACGATTTACAAATCCAAGCCTAAATGCCTTGCCTTCGTCCTTCTTGAAGACGTTTTTGGCACCCGGATACTTATCAGGACCGTTCTTGATAGCAGCCATCAACCTATCACGGTTATATGAAGTGACAATTTCAGGGAATGTAAGATTTGATGCGATTTCTTCAGGCACACCAAGTTCGTCTACATCGATGTTAGGATCAGGCGTAATAACTGAACGGGCAGAGAAGTCTACACGCTTGCCCATCAGATTCCCACGCACACGCCCAGTCTTTGCTCCCAGACGGGATTTTAGGGTCTTGCGAGGCCGTCCTGACCTGTCAGCGCTTTGTGATAGGCCTTTGATGTCATTGTCGACATAGGTGGCAACTTCGAATTGTAGAAGTTCAGTGAGTTTATCAATCATGTCACCATTTTCTCCTTTATCGATTTTCTCACGAAGCTTATTGTTTTGGCGAACAATATCAATAAGTTTATGCGTGAGGTCATCTTCCATGCGTTGGTTATCATCCATCACGACTGAAGGGCGAACTGTTAGGGGAGGAACAGCAAGGACAGTGCAAACCATCCAATCAGGACGAGAGAATTTAGGGTTGAATCCAATCATGGTTACATGTTCATCGGTGATACGTTGGAAGCAACGAAGAACAATTTCTGGTTGAAGAGGAAATGGTTCTGCTTCTTCGTCATATGTATGTGCTTGTAAAGACGCTACTGAGTTTTCGATTTTAGATATTTTAGCAATGGTTCGAGCTCCACAATGAGCACATGCTCGTGACTCCTTTAGGGAATGAGTCTTGTAGTGCTTGGTTTCCTCACGAATCAAATCGAATCGCTCAACGCCTTTGGCAAGCATAGAAATACGTTCGAGTTCTTCGTCAGGTAGATATGGGTTAGAACATGCTAAGCATACGACTGCTAGAAGTTTCTGAACAACTTCAATAAATTGATACAGATATACAGGACGAGCCAAACGAATATGGCCAAAATGTCCAGGGCAGAGCAAGTTGGTCTGCTTACATGTTGGGCAAACTTTTCCATGGTCTGTTACTCCAAATCGGCTATCAAATACACCGTTGGGAATTGGTAGACCACTTTGGTATGTCTTATCTGTTTTTACTTCAACAACGCTGCGTGACGTGATATCAGCAGGGTTGGCGATTCCAAATTGAACTCCGATGATAGTATCACCCATTCTTTATATAATTGCTATAGTCTTTAGATGGATTCGTTTTTCTTGTCAGAATAGACAACGTTTTTCTTGTCAGAATAGACAACGTTTTTCTTGTTTATACGCTGGTAATCATCTTAACAGGAACAAATACATACGGAAGAATCTTGAAGTGATACAAAGAAACTACAAAGCCTAGATTTACAGCCAATAGAGCAAACCAATGTAGCGTGCTTACCTCCCCAAGAGATCTGGGAGTCGAGATGCCTAGCAGACCTTGAATGCTGCTTACAATCATCACGCATATGGCTTGGTATGCTAAAAAGTATACCACGAGGAGAGGTAGACCGACATACATGTAATATAGATATCTCCAAAGGAAACTGGTATCCGTAGTAGCATGTTTAGACGCAAGCATCTCGCTTAAAAATCCACCCTTAGCCATTTTATATTAACATTTATAGTTTTTTCTGAGTTTGAGGGTGAGTTCGAAAAATTCGTCATTTTGAATTAGATCCCGAACTGACTCTTCAGGGAACGGAATATCTTCCAAAAGTTTATCATAATCAGACCCGATGCGTTGTTCGAACTTTCTCATATCCTTAATCTTGCGTGTGCACATGGCATGAAAGATAGCTTTAGCCATTTCTTGAAATTGTTTAGGGGTCTCTTGGTCTGCTTCTAAGGTTCGGACTAAAACATTCCACTCCTCCATTTGATTAATATCGGGACTTGAAATAATGGATAGTGAACTTGTTATTGCATGTCATTGCGAAGTTCATCGAAAATTATACTTCTACAATCCAGATGGTTCAAGCAGACCACTTGATGGCGAAACATATGTTGATCCACGAGCATGTCCTGATAAGACTTGGGATAAGATACCATCAAATTCTAAGCAAATTATTTGGGGGCAACATTGTCCTATATATTATGCATTTACAAAAACTGAAATTAAACCATTGAAGGAAATATTAGAAGAATCCTACAGAGTTTTAAAACCAGGTGGATGTGTTATTTTTCCCGCAGGAGGGGAGGGATTTGAACTGGAAGATTTAAAACATAGACCAGAGTTTGAAGGATTTAAACTTGAGATTAGGCCGAATGATGGTCTACCAGTAAACATTTTTCATAAACCAGACGGTAAACCAAAAAAGGAGATTACGTTGCTAATTATTTATACTAAGATAGTAAAGGGAGGAGGAAAAATGCGTCTAAA